CGGCGAGTTCCAGCGCTTCCAGCGCCACCGGGATAGCGCCAGGGGCTGGTCCGACCGGCTGGTCAAGGCGCTGCGCGTCTTCAACGGCGAGTATGAGCCGTCGAAGATCGCCGAGATCCGCCGCTTCGGCGGCTCGGAGATCTTTTCGCGGCTGATTGCCGGCAAATGCCGCGGCGCTGCGTCGCTTCTGCGCGACATTTACGTCTCGGGCGAGAAGGCCTGGGGCTTGCGGCCGACTCCGTCGCCCACTCTGCCGGACGACATCAACGCCCGCATCGCCGAGCTCGTCCAGGCCGAAACCGTGATGGCGACGATGCAGGGCGCGCCGCCCGACCCCGGTGCGGTGCGCGATCGCCAGCAGTCGCTGACCGAGGCGGTGATGCAGGCGGCGATCAAGAACGCCCGCGCCGAGGCCAAGGAAGCCGAGAAGAAGCTGGATGATATTCTTGTAGAAGGAATGTTTTACGAAGCGATGGCGGCCTGCCTCGTCGACATCACGATCTTCCCCTTCGCCATCCTCAAGGGGCCGGTGGTCCGCACCACGCCGCAGGTCAAGTGGATCAACGGCAAGGCGATCGTCCGCGATCTGCCGCGCATGTATTGGAACCGGGTGGCGCCGTTCGACTGCTGGTGGACGCCGGGGACCTCGAACATCGCCGACGCCGCGGTCATCGAGCGCTCACGCCTGACGCGGTCGGATCTTAACCAGCTGCTTGGTCTGCCCGGCTATGACGAGGCGGCCATCCGGCAGGTACTCAAGGAGTATGGCCGCGGCGGTTATGTGGAAGCCAACGCATCGACCGTCGATACGCCACGGGCCGATCTCGAGTCGCGCGAGGATCCGCGCATGAATGAAAGCGGCCTGATCGATATGCTGGAGTATCACGGCTACGTCCAAGGGGCTCTCCTGATCGAGCAGGGCCTGACCGCGCAGCAGATCCCCGACCCGGACACGGACTACTTCGTCGATGCCTTTAAGGTCGGCCGCTATATTCTGAAGGTGCAGCTCTCGCCGAGCCTGCGCAAACGCCCGCCGTATTACGTCTCGAGCTTCGAAAAAGTCCCCGGTACCGTTGTCGGCAACGCGCTGACAGACATCCTCGAGGATATAGGCGAAGCGGCTAATGCCACCCTGCGGAGCCTCATCAACAACATGTCGATCGCCTCCGGGCCGCAGGTCGACATCAACGACGACCGGGTTGCCGACAATGAAGACAGCGACTCGCTCTTTCCCTGGAAGCGCTGGCATACCGTCTCCGACCCGATGGGCAACAACAGCCAGCCGGCGATCAAGTTCTACCAGCCCGACAGCCGTGCCCAGGAGCTGATGGGCGTCTACGAGAAGCTCACCATGATGGCCGACGAGATCTCGGCCATCCCGCGCTACATCACCGGCAGCGACCGCATGGGCGGCGCCGGCCGCACGGCCTCCGGCCTCGCCATGCTGATGGGCAACTCCGCCAAGATCCTGCAGATGGTGGCCGCCAACGTCGACGCCGACATCGTCGAGCCGGTGGTCGTCGAGCTCTACGACATGGTGATGCTCACCGACCAGTCGGGGATTTTGCGTGGCGATGAGTCGATCGAGGTGCTGGGTACGCAGGTGGCGATGCAGAAAGAGACGCAGCGCCAACGGCAGCTGGAGTTCCTGCAGATTACCGCCAACCCGATGGATGCGCAGATCATGGGTCCGCGTGGCCGCGCCAATGTGTTGCGGGCGGTATCGGATGGCATCGGTCTCGAGGGCGAGGAGATTGTGCCGTCGGACGAGGAGATCAAGCAACAGGTCCAGGGCGGACCCCCTGGCGGACCACCCGGCGGCCCACCCGGCGGGGGTCCGGGTGGACCTCCAGGTCCACCGCCTGGCCCAGGCGGGCCCGGCGGTCCTCCGCAAGCTCCTGCCCCTGGCGCCGGCGCGCCAGGTCCCGGCGGCGCGACGCCGCCGAAGGGGCCTGGCCAGGGGCAGACCAACATCGTAAGAGGCGCAGGTGGCTGAGATCAACGTCACCCTGACGGAAGGCGAGGACGGCCAGGTGCTGGTGCACAAGCCGGACTGCCCGATGGTCAGGGAGCACCGCGAGCAGGGGCGGATGATTGCGACGCTGATCGGCATCGAGAAGCCGCTGCCGGCGGATATGAACCTGCACAGCTGCCTGACAGGAGAGAGACATGGCGAAGAACAGCGGTGAAGCGAAGTCCAAGCCGGCCGGCAAGAACAAGATCCAGGCCGGCCCGTCGGGCGGCATGCACAACTTCCAGGGCGTCGGCAAGCAGAAGGCCGGGGTCTCGGGAGTTTCGGGCTCCGGCGCCGGGACGCAGTACGGCAAGCTCGATACCGGCGGCTCCGGCAAGATGCACAAGTTCAAGGGCGTCGGCCAGGTCAAGAAGGCTTAGGTCCATGCCTCGCGGTGGTCGCTGGAAGACCGGCGCCTCGGCCGAGCGCGCCGGCTACATGGCTGCCTACCGGCTCGGCGTCAACAAGGGCAACCGCGAGCTCGGCGGCGGCACCGAGAAGGTCAATGCCAGTGCGTTGGGCGCCGGGAAGAAGGCGCCCAGGGACCTCTTCGCGGCGGCCGAGACGCAGGCCAATCCCTCGGTCGGCTCGTCGCGGATGTACGGCAAGGAGGTCGGGCGCCAGACGGCGCCCAACAAGGACGGCACGCCGTCGGAGCATCCCAACAGTACGCTCCCCGGCATCCGCGACATGGTCGGCGACGACACCGGCGCGGCGCTCAGGAGCGAGGGCATGGGCGGCGGCGCCAGCACCTTCGGGCCGGGGTTCACGAAGAAGGGTGGGCTATGAAGGACTACTCGCTCAAGGAGCGCGACCTGCCCAACCGCGGCGGCGTCAACCGGCTGCTCAAGTCGAACATGTCCATCACCGACTACGCCAAGCGGGCGCCGAACACGCTCGCTCGTCTCGACAGCCACATCCTGACGCGCAACGACTACGCCAAGGACAAGACCAATGGCGGACGTCGGTAAGCTGGTGCATGCCGCCGTCGTGCTGCGCGAGGGCTCGGGACAGAACTGGGAGCAGTTCATCCTGGCGCTGCGCGAGTATTCGGCGACCGTAAATCAGGAAATGGTCCGTTCGCCGCCGGAGTTGCTGGCGCGCTCGCAGGGCATTGCTATGGGCGTCCAGGAACTCCTGATGACGCTGATGCAGGCACCGCAGACCTTCGACAAGATGCGCGTGCACGCCAACACGAAGAGGGCAAGAAATGAGCAATGGTAAGCCCGTCGAGAACCCGGAGGCCAAGTGGGCCGCGCCCGTTCCTCCGAGTGTCGCCGCCCAGGCCGCCGAGGCCGAGCGCCTGATTGCTGAACAGAATGGTGGCGCCCCTCCGCCAGAGGGCGCTCCTCCGCCGCCAGCGCCATCGGTGGCGGGCCAGCCGGCGGCACAGCCCCCCAGCCCACCGCCGGCTGGCGATCAGACCTGGGAGCAGCGCGCCCGATCGGCGCAGGGACGCTGGGAGGCCGCCAATGCCGCGCTCCAGGCTCAGAACGAACGCGTCGAGGCAATGGAGCGCGAGCTGGCGATCCTTCGTGCTCAGGGTGCTAGCCCACCTCCCCCCTCACAGGCGACGCAGCTACGTCTCGTTACCGACGAAGAGGAGAGGGACTACGGCAAGGATCTCCTGGACGTGGTTGGTCGACGGTCACGCGAGGAGCTGGCGCCGGAATTTGAGACGCTCCAGCAGCGGCTCGACCGGCTCGAGGGACGGGTGAACGGCGCTGCCCAGGTGATCCAGCAGAACGAGACCCGCGGCGTCTGGGAGACGCTCAACGAAAACGTTCCTGACTGGGTGCAGATCAACCACCACCCGGTCTTCCATCAGTGGCTCGCCGAACCCGACCGTTACACGAAGAGACCAAAGCAAGAACTTCTGTCGGAAGCTTTTTCTCGACACGATAGCGAGACGGTATTAACTTTCTTTCAGGACTTTTTGTCTGAGGCGTCCGGCCCACCCGCGACCCGAGAGCCATCGCCGGCCCCGTCCCCCGTGCAAAACGGCAACGGCGGCCAGCCATCGCTGCTCGATTACGCGGCACCCGGTCGAGCCAGATCCGAGCCGCAGCCACTGCCGCCCGGCAAGCCCACGTACACACGCGCCCAAATGCAGCGTTTCTACGACGATGTCCGGCGTGGGGCTTATCGCGGTCGGGAAGCCGATCAGGCAGCCATCGAGGCCGATATTTTCAGAGCGCAGCACGAGGGTCGCATCCAATGAACCCATGACCCTCGAGGACCGCCATGGCCTATCCAGTCGCCCCTCCGGCCAATAAGTTTCCAACCGGATCACAAGAACCGACGTCCGTCCCTGATCTTGTCGTAAGGCCTTATTCAGGGACGTTTATCCCAGAGATCTGGTCGGGCAAGCTGATCGAGAAGTTCTACGCCAGCACGGTGTTGGCGGCGATCTCGAACACCGACTACGAAGGCGAGATCAAGAACAAGGGCGATAAGGTCAAGATCCGCACCAAGCCGACGATCGTCATTCGCGACTACCGTGCCGACGAGCTGTTGCAAGTTCAGCGTCCAGCCGCCCCGGTCGTCGAGTTGGTCATCGACAAGGGCAAATACTTCAACGTCATCCTCGACGATGTCATGGAGGTCCAGGCCGACCTCAACATGATGAACATGTGGTCGGACGACGCCGCCCAGCAGTTCAAGATCGTCGTCGACACCGAGATCCTGCTCAGCCTCGTCGGCAAGGCGGACGCCGCCAACCGCGGCTCCAACGCCGGCGCTATCTCGGCCAGCATCGACCTCGGCGTCACCGGCACGCCGATCACCATCGTGGCGCGCAACCCGGCGGCCGGCGAGGTCGAGATCATCGACCTGATCGTTCGTCTCGGCCTCGTCCTCGACGAACAGAACATCCCGGAGACCGGCCGCTGGATCGTGCTGCCGGCCTGGATTTCAGCGCAGATCAAGATGTCGGAGCTGCGCGACGCCTCGCTGACGGGGGATGGCACCTCGATCCTCCGCAACGGGCGGCTTGGTGTCATCGACCGCTTCACCATCTACGTCTCCAACCTCCTCCCTGGCGGCGTCGCCGCCGGCCTCGCAGCCGGCGAATGGATCGTGTTTGCTGGCACCTCGCATGCCCTCACCTTCGCGAGCCAGATCAACAAGGTCGAGACGATGCGTTCCGAGGCGACCTTCGGGCAGCTGCTGCGCGGCCTGCAGGTCTACGGATCCAGCGTGCTCGATGGCAAGGCGCTCGCGCAGGCGGTCGTCAGAGCCCCATGAGGAGGCGCCTCGATGGCGATGCTCGATACCATCG